TTACTTGTCAAAAATGGCTATTGCATCGTGTTTTTTCTGAGTATATAAATGGCTGTAAGTGCCCATCGTTTCAGTGATTTGAGCATGTCTCATAAGTGACTGTAAAACGAAAATATCTACACCATTATTTGCAAGATAAGATGCATAAGAATGTCTTAACGCGTGAATGTTATAATGGGGGAAAGCTTTTTGGAATTTCTTTTGAACATGACTGTAATGTTTGGGAGCCATTCCTCCGAAAATAAAATAACTACGTTCATCAAAATATTTGTTTAACTCTTTTTCACGTTGGTGTCGTTCAGTTAACATTGTATTGATGAATTTAGGTAAAGGAACAATATCCTCTGAACTATCTGTTTTTGGTCTCGGATATATAGTTCTATTAGAGATGTCCATTGTTTTATTTATGGATATCTCTTTTTTATATTTATTGTAGTCTGTCCAAACAAGCGCCATAGCTTCGCCAATCCTTAAACCTGTATAAAACATTAATGTAAATAACTCTCTGTAATCTTGATCTTCAATGTCTTTGATTCTTTCTTCAAATTCTTCACGCATCATAAACTTAGGTTTTGGCTTTACACGCGGAATAGGTTTAATTGATATTGTTGGATCTGTACGTAATCCAAAGTATTTTTTAGCATAATTAATTACAACTTTAAAACCTGACCAAATTGTACGAGCAGAATTTGTTGATGCTACATTCTCTATTAGATATTTACGAAACTCTTGGCATTGATTTTGTGTTATCTTATTCATTTTTATGTGCCCGAACTTAGCTTTAAAGTGTTTATGATATTCATTTTGTTTGCGTCGTTTTGTTTTAGGTCTCAAATCGCTATTTTCTAAATAGTGATGAAAAACATAATCAAATGTTTTTGAATCGCTATATCCTTCGTTTACATCATTCAAAAAAATAGCCTCTGCACTCTTAGCTTCACGCTTAGTTGAAAAACCGCGTTGCATCTTACGTTTGTTATTACCGTATACATCTTTATATCTAATGGAAAAATACCATTTACCGGTATTATCATCCTTATATACTGGCATTTTACTTCTCCCTCCTCAAAATTGGCAAAAAATAATAAGGGTAGGCGGGCTACCCGATAAAAATGTATAAAAAAAGACCAGATGAATTAACATCTGGCCAGCCGGATTGGTTACCGGAAATATGATTTTAAGCCGGATTGGTTACCGGAAATTTATATCTTGATTATAATAGATTAACGATAAAAAGTAAAGATAATTATGATAAAATGTTAGCTTTCATAAAATCTTCTATAATTTTTAAAGTTTCTTCATTGAAAGATATATGGCCAGTTGGATCGTAATCATTAAGTGTGCTTATTCTTTTTTTACTGATAGTGATAACTTGAGATGGAATTGCATAAGTTTGTTTGCCTACAAACCTTTCGTAACGCTCAATTATTTTTGCGAGTTGCATATAATTATTTTCAATCTCATCAAGTTCTTTTTCGATTGCTGAATTTAAGTTTTTTACTTTTGTGGATCTTGCGTGCATTTCTTTTATTCTATCCAAATCGAATCGTAAAGTTTTGTGGTCAGTTTTCATTTTTTCTAAAGCTTTTAGTATTAAATTCTCTTGTAATTTTAAAGAAAATTTGGTGTCTTTTGAAGTAAGTGGAACTATAGTAATTAGCTCATTGCGTTTGTTGTCATTTTTATTTAAAACGACGCAAAAATGATTCCCTGAGAATTCAGAACCAATGTTAACACCAAGTTTAACGTATACAATAGTACCTCTTGGATACACTTTAAAGTTTTTTTGGTTAGTTAAGGTTGTTTCATTTTTAAAAATTATTGATTTTGTAAAAAGCCAGTCATCCAAATATTTAAATTTGAATTTTCCGCTATTGCAAACCTCTTCAAAGTTATTTACAGCTTTTAATATTTTATCTTTGCTACTTTTTTTGGTGGAATTTCTTTCCATCCCTCATCCTCCTCACGCCACATAGGCGCTATTAATCAATATCCAATAATTGTTGTTTTTTCTTATCGAACTCTTCCTGAGAAATTACTCCGACATCTAATAATTCTTTATATTTTATTAATTCATCAGCAACAGAAAAACTCATTTTTTCAGAATTAGATGATTTCATTGAACTTTCTCGAATAGAGATTTGTTCTTGTATTGTTTCCGCCATTCTAGATACAGTGTTTTTTGATATGCTTCCTATAGCGATACTTGATGAACCATGATGTATAATTATTTCGCCAAAAAGAAGTCCTTTTTTATACGAAACAGAATTGATTTTCTCGAATGGAAATTCATGAAATTTCAAACCATATATCATCCCCTTATCTAAGAATAACAATCTTAAATCAGTACATACTATTAAGTAGGTATTATTATTGTACAATCCCGAAGTTACATACATTATGTTTTCATTATCTTTTAAAATCATAGGTAATTCTTTCACTTCTTTTTTTGTGCCAAACAAATCCTCCACTCCTATTTCGCTAAATCTTTGGTAGATTTTAGATAAGTTTTCGTCAGATTTATTGATTTCACTTTCAAATTTCACTTCTTTTCTAGGTTTGCTTTGGTATTCTTTTAAAATTTCTCTTTTGTATTCAACAGATAGTTGCTTGTATTGTTTCTTTTCTTCTTTTGTTTTAGTTGCTAAATATTGACTCTCAATCATACTTTCTTTGAATGTTAATCTGTTTTTAGGTAATTCTTTCATTTTTATTTCTCCTTTACTTTTTATAATAAAGCGCTATATAAGTGTTATTAATCAAAAATTCGATAGTTATAAATAACTTTGCCTATCACTTCGATTTCATCAATAGAATCTAAATCGTAAGAATTAGTTTTAAATTCATCTGAATAGCTTACTGGGTCTAAATGTAGTTTTGTTTCAGTACGTCTCACACGCTTAACTGTATATTCACCACCTAGACGTAATACAAGGATGTCATTGCTGTTAAGTTTATGATCACAAGACTTTCTATAATCATGGACAATTATATAAGAACCGTTAGCAAGTATTTTGTTCATGCTATCACCATTTATTTGTAACGCTATGCATTCACTAGGCTTACGACCATTAAAGGCTACGTCTGGAATATCAAAATCTTTTGTTTCAATTTCGACTGTCTCAAAATTTCCAGCAGAAACTTTTCCATAAAATGGCACTTGATAGTAATGATTAATGTTTTCTAATGGAACAATATCATCTTCTAAACCAATTAAATAATCCATGCTTACACCGAAGTAAGAAGCTAGTTGAGATACAGTTTTCGCTATGGGTTCTGATTTGTTATTTTCCCAATTGGACAATTTACCTTTAGTAAAACTGTTTTTCTTGTCCTTTGAAGGGAATTTTTCATGCAGTTCATCGCTAAGTTGTTGTAAAGTCAAACCTTTTTGCTTCCTTAAATTTCTTATTCTATCTCCAAAAGTCATTTCGTTCTAACTCCTTATTATTATTTATCCCCATGAATTTAATATACACCATGTGTTGTTTATTTACAACACTTATATAAGAAGTAATAAAAAAAGTTATAAAAATACGACAAAAGTGTTGCAAAAGTAAAAAGAGTGGTGTAGTATAATAGACAAGTCGTAAATACACGACTTAGAAAAGAGGTGCGCAAATGAACGGATATAACAAGTTGAAAGGTTTGTTAACAGAAAGAGGCATCAAGAATAAAGATTTAGCCGAATTACTTGATATAAATAGAACAACTGTTAATAAAAAACTAAATCGAACTAATGGGAACGACTTTTCAATGTCAGAAGTAAGAGCAATTTGTTTGTACTTAGATATCAGTGCAGACATATATTTTTTAAACCAAAGTCGTGAAAACACGACAAAAGAAAAACAAACGCTTTAATAGGAGGAACTACAAATGGAATTTGAGTATGTAGATTTAATCGATGATACAAGAATAAAAAACTGTACTCTTCGTGAAATGGAAGGTAATGAAATGGAGTTACCCGGCACTTATGTAGTTGCGACCTACACAAATGCACAAGGTAACAAAAACCAACTGATTATAAACCCTGATTATATCTTGAAAATGAAATACAAGAGTTTAAGAGCGGTTGATTAAGATTGAGCAAGCACACTACCAGCCAAACTTTTAGCTTTCTTACCACTTCGTTTATCTCGAAGTACTTTGCTAGCAAGTTTAGCAGTTCTACTAGTAGATTGCTTACCGTTTTTCTTGCCTCTTTTAGCCATAAGCATCACCCCCCCTTAGGTTGATAACAACATTATACACGAAAGGAGCATAAATATTATGCAAGCATTACAAACATTTTGTTTCCAATAAAAAAACACATGCTTTGTCGTGGAAAGCATGTGCTACGGAAATTTTGTTTGATTCTAGTCGCCACGACTAACAGCTCAAGTTTTGCTGGTATCGTCCCCAGCCCTGTAATGAGCTTAGGTGTTCAATCAAAGTCTAGCGTCCTATAAGTTACTACCTTACAGTACGCATACCTTTTTAACGCCTCAGTTGGCGATGGAGCACAACAAACGATGCTCTGAATTTAGATTTACTTATCTATAGAACCACAGGGTGATTTAAAACCTCGCATAAGCAAGGCCATCACCTCCCAGTTTATGTGGGGTTGAGATAAGTATATAACGAAATTCCGTTACAAGCAATAAGGAGTGTTAAGATGCTGAACTTAAAAGAATTGAGAGAAGAAAAGGGGATAACACGCTATCAACTAGCGAAGCTAACAGAATTACAAAACTCGACAATTCGATCTATCGAAACAGAAGTTAAAAACCCCGGTTTCCTCACAGTAAAAAAAATATGCGATGCACTACAAATTGATATCGCTAATGTAAAGGAGAAATAAAATGCAAGCATTACAAACAAAAACGAACATCGGCGAAATGTTCAACATACAAGAAAAAGAAAATGGAGAAATCGCAATCAGCGGTCGAGAACTTCATCAAGCATTAGAAGTTAAGACAGCATATAAAGATTGGTTTCCAAGAATGCTTAAATACGGATTTGAAGAAAATACAGATTACACAGCTATCGCTCAAAAAAGAGCAACAGCTCAAGGCAATATGACTCACTATATTGACCACGCACTCACACTAGACACTGCAAAAGAAATCGCAATGATTCAACGTAGTGAACCTGGTAAACGTGCAAGACAATATTTCATCCAAGTTGAAAAAGCATGGAATAGCCCAGAAATGATTATGCAACGTGCTTTAAAAATTGCTAACAACACAATCAATCAATTAGAAACAAAGATTGAACGTGATAAACCAAAAATTGTATTTGCAGATGCAGTAGCTACTACTAAGACATCAATTTTAGTTGGAGAGTTAGCAAAGATCATTAAACAAAACGGTATAAACATCGGGCAACGCAGATTGTTCGAATGGTTACGTCAAAACGGATTCCTTATTAAACGCAAGGGTGTGGATTATAACATGCCTACACAGTATTCAATGGAACGTGAGTTATTCGAAATTAAAGAAACATCAATCACACATTCGGACGGTCACACATCAATTAGTAAGACGCCAAAAGTAACAGGTAAAGGACAACAATACTTTGTTAACAAGTTTTTAGGAGAAAAACAAACAACTTAATAGGAGGAATTATCAATGAACACACTATATAAAACAACCCTCCTCATCACAATGGCAGTTGTGACGTGGAAGGTTTGGAAAATTGAACGAAATACGAGAAAGCCTGTAATCAATCGAAATGATTTTAGTAAAGAGTCTACAGCAGAAACGATTGAGCGACACAGTGATCCTGATTCAGGAATAAAACTACTTAAGGCGTTTTCCGACTTTACTAAAGAGAACCTTTCCTAATTCTAAGAAGATGAAGTTTCGTTGGTACTCAAGTGACTCATGTAAAGCGGTAGAGTAAATCTTTTCACTGGAAACACCTTCATCAGCATTCTCTGTAAGTTTTTGAAGGTTCTTCTTGAAGTGTTCACTTTGACCACCGTATAGTTCATCAGCTTCATTAACAATTTTATAGTAAAGCTGTTCATATTCACTATATGACATATTATCCACCTCCTTTCACTAGGAGATAACTAAATTATACACAACACAAAAATAAAAAGGAGGAAAAGATATGATGAAAAATAGTTTGCAAGCTAAAGAACTTGCAGTAATTTTATCTGTTTCTAAATCCAAAGCAGGACAAATAATAAGAGAACTGAATAAAGAGCTTGAAGACGAAGGGTACATTGCGATACGAGGCAGAATACCCGTCCAATTAGCTAGGAAAAAATTCCCTTATCACGACTTATCAGACGAGAGAATAATGGAGGAGTTGAAAAAAGAAAATGAGCGACACATATAAAAGCTACTTAATAGCAGTATTATGCTTCACAGTCTTAGCAATTGTACTCATGCCGTTTCTATACTTCACTACAGCGTGGTCAATTGCAGGATTCGCAAGTATCGCAACATTCATATTTTATAAAGAATACTTTTATGAAGAATAAAAGAACTGCTACTTGCGACAACAAGTAACAGTATCAAACACTTAAGAAAAATTTCAAGTTAAATATAAAACGAAACAAGGAGGTAGTCAACTATGACTAAAAATTATAAAGACATGACGCAGGACGAAATAAAAGACTTATTATCTGAAAAAAGCGGAGAATTGTATGAATTAGCGAAAGAAATTAAGGGAGAAAGTAAATTTGATATTTTACTTTTCTCATCAATAGGAGTTATCGACGGAGATTATTTAGCAGGTTCAAGTTCTGTGATTGGTCATACTTTCGATCTTGCTTCCTTATTGGATAGCACTAAGAGTTATAAAGACATTGTCAATGTTCTCCAAATGTGTAAATCACAAAAATTTCTCGGTAATGATGACAACAAGGAGGACTAAAACAATGTATTACGAAATAGGCGATATTATACGCAAAAATATTCATGTTAACGGATTCGATTTTAAGCTATTCATTTTAAAAGGTCATATGGGCATATCAATACAAGTTAAAGATATGAACAACGTACCAATAAACATGCTTATGTCGTAGATGAGAATGACTTAGATATGGCATCAGACTTATTCAACCAAGCAATAGATGAATGGATTGAAGAGAACACAGACGAACAGGACAGACTAATTAACTTAGTCATGAGATGGTAGGAGGTCGCTATGAAGCAGACTGTAACTTACATCATCCGTCATAGGGATATGCCAATTTATATAACTAACAAACCAACTGATAATAATTCAGATGATCTTTGCTAACTCTCCAACTAAAATTGATGTCTTAGTAGTAGCTACTGCATCTGCAAATAC